TCTTGGATTTTACGAGTGTCGTTTTGACATATTCGTAATGAGGATTGTAGATAGAATCCTTGACATACTCCCAGCGTTGCTCGAAGGTCATCTTATCTCTGGCGAGGGCTTCAGCCCTGAGATCAAAGAAATCGAACACGTGGAACTTGAGCTTCAGAGGATTAGTCTTGAAAGTGCTCGTAAGTTCCTCAAAGTTGAGGTTAGGGTCAAAGGCTTCGCCATCAACGTATTGACCAGCCTCAAGTCCCTTACCAAGAATCTCGGTTCCCGGGATGATCTTTCCGGTTCTTGAGATACCCCCATCCTTAGAGACGAGTAAACGAATACCATCAAGTTTGGGTTGAACGTAAAACGGCTCAGAGATGTATTTCTCACGATCTTCCCATTTGTTTGCGAGCATTGGCAACACTTGGTTGCATTTGGTATGCTCATTATTCCACATGGTTTGGGCTCTCTTGAGAGCCTTTTCATATCCAGTCTTGACGTTGGTTCGTGACTCGGAAAACTTTTCATTCCCCACAATGCCAGAAATCTTCACGATATCCGCAGTTCCATTTTTCAAATCTTCAACCCTGATATCGACGTAACGCTCGTGGTTATGCTTGTCTCGTTTGATAAGGCGTTCCATTATAGAGGTAAATAATTTCTCAACTTTAATTAGATGTCTTCTTTAAAAGTTGTAAATTACGAAAAAATGGAACGACTTAGGCCTCCTCCGATTACGAACATCCCGTTTAATTTAAATACATTGAGCATTATTGTGATAATCTTCAGTGTAATACTTATGTTCAAGCGTAGCGTTGATGTTAAGCAATCGCGTGAACGATCCCGTACGTGAGACACTCACTAGAATCCAGATATACATCTCGTGACATGAGTTCTTTGAACTTGCTCTTAGGGATTTTAGTCTCGGTTTTATACAAATTCTTGAGAGATTTCATGAGTTTCTTACACGTACCCATCTCATCCTTGAGATCCCTATACTTTCCAAAGAATCCACCCGAAGATATCTGATGAATAAGGACGTGTGCGTGTTTACACATAAGGCGTCGAGATCCACCGAGTAACATAAACGTTGCCGCACTACAACAAGTACCTTCAGCGATGGTTTCAATCTTTACCCTAGACTGTTTGAGAGTATCCATAGCACTCATACCCGCAAACACGTCTCCACCATCACTACATATATGTACACGAATGATAGGAGAATATCCGGGAAGTTCAATAGATTTTTTGAGGAGATCAATCTCCAATTTTTTATATGTTTCAATAAATTCTAGGATACTTTCACGATCTATATCCCCATAGTAATAAATTTCGGAACCTACCACACGAACACACTCGTACTCTTCTTTCTCAGTGTCACTGTCAGAGCTCATTTGTTATAGCTCGCATCTTCTTTTTAAGTTTGATGACATCGTTTGATTTAAGTTTATTATGAAGAGAAAGATGGTTGATTACGTCAAAATCAGATGGTTCGATATTATAAGATAAAGCTCTCGAGAAATCACCTTTAATAGCGTACAACTTAATCACTTGTAACTCTTCCGCACTTAATCGATTACCACTCCTTTCGCGAATATTTTTAAGTTTCTGGTATCTCATCTTATAATTACCATACTTCGTCCAGGTACTACCGGGTTTTATATCACTCGGGTGTAACAGTTTCCCCATGTAATACTTGGGAACAGATATGCCAGCGCATATATAATACGGCATCGTTCGCCATTCACCCTTATACATCTCAACGTCTAATACATCCGCTAATGATAACGATTCAGATATTTTTACCATATCACACCCCTCCGAATTTAGATAATTACCGTTGATAACATCTCTAACGTGACCGTGTTCGTGTACAGTTTGAGAATTATCAAACTTTGTGGGTTTACATAATATGTCTATGATGATATCTTTGGACGATTTAAATTCATCCTTTAAATCCGAAAAATCTAAATAATGATAAAAGTTTCGTATATTACCACAACATTTCTCAGCAGCCACGTAAGCTCTCTCGTTATTACTTTCGAGAGACGAAATCTCATCCGCACTTCTTCTCGGTACGATCAAAAGTTTGAAATTTGGAATGATATGTATAGAATTAGATATAACTACGACGGATCCCTTGGTTATTCTAAAATTTTCCGTAGAGATTTTATCTATTAAATGTTTATGTCCGTACGTATTTTGATCATAGCCGTCTATGACTATAGATATACTCGTGTCCCCTAAAAAGTCGATATACGAATGCTTTTTTTGAAAAAAATCGCTATGAAGTTCCAAACTATTTGTTTTATCTAAAACTTGGTTCACTATAAAAGTTTTTCCAGACCCAGATGACCCACACACGAATACATTTTCACCATCTTTTATACACCTTTCTAACGTGTCGATTTCCTTCTGATGAAGCGTCTGTGGTCTCTCTTTTTTTTGTGGGAGTATTTTAACAAAAGCGTCCATGTCAGATGATCTTACTGAACAAGCTTTAGATATTTTTTTGGAAAATGATACACTCAGAACAAAGGTGGTTGATCCTTTAAAGAAGAAGGTATATCCTTATTTCATGTGTTTCATAATCTTTAATATAATTTTATTTATCATGCTTGCTTATTTGACTCGTCGTCTGAGTCAAATTCTCTAACGCTTTCGACCTCAACTTCCACTTCCTCCTCATCAGCGTATACGTCTTCGCGAATTAAACGAAAATCTTTATTCAATTCTTGTATGAATTGCTCTTCGGATATAAACGTATTTATGGGATGAACTTCCATAATCTCTGGTCTGTTGAACGGGTATTTCTTTCCAGATGGGAAGGCCTTATCGAATGACATCAGAATCTCGTATGGTATCGACGGGGATTGTTCTATTAAACGATCATACTCCGCACGTGCAGCCTCTATGACAGCTTTACCGTCTTGGTTACGTTCCTCCAAGGGAAGTGAGAGTTCTAAACGTATAGTTCTTGACAACTTACCATATTGTATGGAACTAACCCTGTGACCCTCCATTAATTCATTAATTTTGAGAAATTGCATAATAGTGGCTATGAGACCTGCAATTAAATTTAAAAAACCTATGAGGGCCGGTGCGGATGATCGCATTGATGGTGGAAAGGAACTTTGCGCAAAATTTGCAGTACCCGTGACTGTGGACAAAACAATGACTGGTATAGTAAAACGCATACTCGATTTCTTAAATGTTAAAAAGGCTTGATTATGCATATACCTATAGCACGCCGCGGCTTCACCCCATTTCTGTAAAATTCTCTCTTGTTGCCGTGACCAAATTTTAGGTCCACCCTTTTTCTTTTTGTCCATGACTTATACTATGTTGAGATAAATTTCCTCATTTATATAAATGAAGCAACGAACAAAAAATTCACTCGCATTTGTAATCATCGTACTGCTGATAGTAGTGATAGGATTTCTCATGTCTAAACCTACTGAAGTTGTGGAGGTTCCAGTCTCAGTTCCAGTTAGAATTCCCTATGAAGTTCACAGGGAACCTGAATTCAGAAAACCACCCATAAAACAATATAAACCAGGTCATGTTCAGCAGATGGGAGTTCTTTTGGGTGACAATAATGAAACTTTACCTCTATATGGAAAAGAGGTGAGAGGTAGAAGGGACCGCTACCACTATTACACATCTTCTCCGGGTGATCAGATATACTCTCTCCCCGTTTCTCTCGGTGACAGGGACTGTATGGGTGATATAGGTTGTGGAGAGATATACGGTAACGAAGATGTTAACGTACTCGGTAAAAATGCATCGTTTCAGGCAAAATTATATAGAACCGATAACTTTTTTTAAATGTGAGTATATATAAATGGTGTCTGTCATCAGGGATAAAGCACGTAAAAAGGGTTTACGTTTGACTAAAAATGTAAAGGGTAAACGTGTAGATAAAACAGATAAAGCGCTCAAGAAAGAAATGGAAAAACTCGACGATGGATTGTTTAAGAACAAGATTCGAGAAACTAAAAAGACTATCAAAATGTGTAAAGGTGTTCTGAACGTACTCACTAAATACAAGACACCCATAATGATCAGGTCTACCAATAAAGGAACTGTATTCACGAAACCTCAAACTATATTTGAGATGCCCAAGAAACCACCCCCTCCTCCACCCAAGAAGCCGAGCGCAGCTTTGATGAATCAGATAAAAGCTAACATGAAACGGAGAGGTTTGAAAAAAAAGGCGAATAAAACGTCGATAACCACCGTAGCTTAATATATTATACTATACCAGAATGAACGAGATAGAAGCTGATTCAACACGCACTCTCGCGAATGCAGTTAAGTATGCTAATATGTCCGTCAAATCAAAGAATAATGCACAGGTATACGCTAAAGTATCCGAACAAAATGCACTAAAAGTGATTTATTCGAACGATAAAATAAACGAGCTAAACCTAAAAATATTAGATGCGGCCGAGTACATAAAAAAACCTGAAACGGACTTTAATACAAGTGAACGATACGTAAAATTGATAGACGACGCTATCGTGCAAATGAAAAAATATCAGGCAGACGCCGAAGAGGCTATCGAACTAGCAAACTTTTATAAAAATAAAACGACCGTTGAATATAATGAAAGTGTATCATCATACGAACGAACGTTAGATTACATAGAATCTATGAAAGCTACATTAAACGAATACTAACCCGAAACGTTTCGATATAAATTTTTTAGCTTCCTCTAACGATGGTTTAGACCACAGTAACCATCTGGACCAAAAACCAGCGGTTTTTACCCCACTTTTTGTCCATGTTTCACCCATTCGTCCATGCCTGGCAAGGTATCGACGCATACGCGAAACATCTTTATGCTTAGTAAAATCCGAATACCCCCTACCACCGAAATCAATTTTCGACCCATCATCAAACGTAATTCTAAATTTCTTCTCAGGATTCGGACTTCTTCTGAGACGAACTCTCATTATTTTATAAGTAATATAATAATACCACATCATGGCTTCAGCACTCGCCAGGGGTAGTAGTAATTTATCTTTGGTGGGAAAAATTGATATCCCGGCTGGTTCGACGAGGTATGGTGGTGGCGCTTTTAAAGCGCCGGACGGTTTTATACGATTGGGTGATGGCGTTGTATTACCCAAAGGATCCAAGCGATTACCGAATAACACATTCGAATTACCAGATGGATCCATAAAATTTCCCGACGGTTCTACCAAAAACCTAGATGGAACGTTTAAAATGAGCGATGGATCGTTTAAGTTAGCTGACGGTGCAAAACTTCCACCAGGTACAAAGAAAGTAGATGGTAGATTTAAGTTCAGCGATGGAACTGATATTCCCGTTACCGCTGTAAAAAAGGCTAACGGTAGTTTTAAACTTCCAGATGGAAGTTTTAAAATTACAAAAACGACAGAAGCTAAACTCGGTAAAAATATAGATAGTGCGACAAAGGTATCTAAACAAGCGGGTAGCGCGAACGTTGTCGCGAAGCAGGCGGATGATTTAGCCTCTAAATCGGTAAAAAACGCGGATGAAGTCGGTGGTAAAATCTCAAAAAAGATCGATGACGCGAGTTCTTTGAAAAAACAAGCTGACGAGGCATCTCTTAAAAAGGGTGGTAAAGACGCAAAAGCTAAACGTAAACAGAAGGACGTAGAAGCTAAAAAGAAGAAAGACGCTGACGCTGACGCGGAAGCTAAAAATAAGGGTGGTATTAAGAATGACGCGATCATGGCTCTCGTAGCTTTAGGTGGTCTTCTCGCGGGACTATTCATGGGCGATGACGATTTTGAAGATAAAAGTGAAGAAACAAAAGGTTGTGTTAGTTTATGTCTCCCATCAAATTACCAAGATTACTATTACGGTAACATACCAAAAGAAGAGTTGGAGTATAGAACCCTCGAAAGTGCGAGAACCGAGTTCCCAAATTTAGAAATTTACGAAGAACAACCGTTTTGTACAGCTGACACGAAAGATTGTTATGAATATTGTAAGGTTAAATGTTTTAACCTTTTCGCCGAAGAAGACGAGCAATTTAAACAGGATCAGGAACAGGATGACGAAAACGCTGACGATGGTGAAGATCCAGATTACACTATCTACATGTATTACATAGCAGGTATTTTGATGGCTATCACTTTATTAATAGTTGTAATGAACATGGTTCGATAAAAGTATTTAAAAGGGTATTCTTTCTTTATATTAAATGATTCTCAGTATAGATGTTGGAATCAGAAATTTGGCTATGTGTCAATTTAATGAAACATCTAATCTTGTCACCGAATGGGACGTTTCCGGAGTACCACCCGAACACAGAGATGGTATATATGTTTCGTTAAGAAAGCATTTAGATGAAAGACCTTGGGTTCTCGAATCAGATATCATTTTGATAGAGAAGCAACCCGATCGTAATAAAAAAATGAAAATGGTCGAACACTTTTTACACGCGTATTTTGTCATAAAAGCTCCCAAATCTGAGACGATCATATACGATGCGAAGTTTAAAATTCCCGATGTAGTGGGTCCGGGAAAAGCGCAATATATGAAACGTAAAAAGGTATCCATAGAAAGATGTGAAGCATTTTTACGTGGGGATGATACGAATAAACATTGGATAGAAACCTTCATGAAGTCTAAGAAGAAGGACGATTTAGC